GATAGCTTATTTAATTATTTAGAAAATTCGGAGGTAAAATTTGAAGAAATTGAGCAACAAGGAACTTCAACTACTGGACCAAGAACTATTCAAGTTCCGAGGTATCCAGCGAACCATAGATTTACGCAGGCTGGAGCTAACTACCAGAAACCCAGACAGCCAAAGTGGGACTTCAATCGGAATCAGCAAACCAACAGAAACCATCGCGGTCAAGCTAGCGGATGATCCGACATTAAAGTTCCTGGAAGGCCTCAAGGAGATTGTGGACAAGCTATTTTCTAACCTAATCGACGAAGACAAGGAAATCTTCAATCTACGCTGGCAGTACCCACAACTACGCTGGGAAGAAATTGCAGACCAGAAATTTTTAAGCAATGCAACAATCTATCGCCGTCGTAGAATTATCTTGGAGCAGTATGCAATATTAAAAGGGGAATTGTAAAATGAGAAAAAAGGCTACTATTTTTCTCATGAAAATCTTGGTATTATGATAGTGTCGGAACGAGAAGACGGATAGATACCCACAAGAGCCTTTCGTTTTCAGAGGAACACCTTTCAAGAATAACCAGAACTCGCCCGACAGATTTACAGGTCAGTTGCAGAAATGCACTGGCTTTTTCATTTATCTGCAAGAAAGGAGGGAAAAGGCTATGAACTATGTTGAACCAATTCGCAACAAGGAAGACATCGACATCATGTGTGATTATCTAAAAGATTGGGACTATCGCAACTATTTGATATTCTTGACAGGGATTAACACAGGCTTACGCATTTCCGACATTCTGAATCTAAAGGTGTCTAATGTCCGTGGCTGGTATCTTTTGCTGATAGAAAGAAAAACCAAGAAACGTCGCAAGGTCAAGATGAATGCTTTTCTCAAACGGGAAATGGATAAACACATCAAAGGCAAACGTGTCGGCGATTACTTATTCCAAAGTCGCAAAGGAAAGAACAAGCCGTTGACAAGACAGGCAGCATACAGCATTATCAAGATAGCTGCTGAAGATTGTGGAGTTGAAAATGTTGGAACGCATACCATGCGAAAAACTTTTGGCTATCACTATTATCAGAAGTACAAGGATATTGCTATGCTAATGGAATTATTCAATCATGCCAGCGCAGCAATTACCAAAAGATACATTGGCATTAACCAAGACCAACAGGACCGAGCCTTAGCAAATTTCCGTTTAGGAACATAAGAATGTGACATATTGCAGTAGTGTCAGATTGAAAAATAAGAAAGCTGGAAAACCTTTTGTTTACAAGACTTTTGAGAAAAAAGCGAAAGTGACACAATATAGGTTAAAGATGATTGAGAGGGAAAATGGTATAGTTTTATTTTAGGAACTACCAAGCAGAGAACTTGTCAAGTAGTTTTTGAAAAATGAGAAAAAAGGGTACTATTTTTCTCACGATTTTCGTGTTATATTTGTATCATGAATTTTTGTAAACAAGTAGGACAGCTGGACGAGTTGTCCTTTTCTGTTGATGAGGATAGTGGAACATGAGAACATTTTGCATCATGAATAAACAGACAGGAAAATTTGTTTATGGAACTGACTATAGATATTTTCCTCCACACCAAAGGACAAGTGATAGACAAGCCTTGACTTATTCAAGCAAACTTGAGGCAACACTTGAGTTCGAGAAAAGAGGATGTGGTCGTAATTATGTGGTTGTCCAAGTGAAACTGGAGGTAGTCAGTGACATTTAAACCTGTTCGTAAAACGCTGAAGTCTAGTCGCTGGGATAAGTTCCGAAGTCGTACAATGAAACGTGACAAGTATCTCTGTCAAGAATCGTTGAGATACGGCAAGACTGTTCCAGCTGAAATGGTACATCACATTTATCCAGTATCAGAATATCCAGAACTGGAGTTTGTATCTTGGAATGTTATTAGTCTGACTAACAAAGTACACGGAACCTTTCACGATAGAACCAACGACAAAGTTGTAGGGCAGGGCTTGTGGTGGCAAAGAAAACGAAAAAAATTTTTTGATGAATTTTATAAAAATCTTTCAGTCATTCACAAAGCCCCCCCTCAAAATTAAAATCACTTTGTGCCGTTGGGGACCGGGAAGGGGAAATATTTCCCCCTCTACGATTCTGTGAGGATTTTTGTCACATTTTTACACGAAATTTTTGGAAGGAGGTGAGTTTTTGGCAAGGCCTAAAGGACAAAGCACAATCAAAAACAGAATTGTGAAGTCCATGAAAGAAATGGGGACCTACTCAAAGCATTATGGTGACATCATCGAAATCTATTCTGGCTTGCTCTATGACTACCAGAACGCTCGGGAAGAGTTCTTGGCTAATGGGTCACAGTTCACAGAAGAGCATGAAACAGGTAGAGGCACCATTGTTGAGAGAAAGACACCGTTGGTTCAGTCCATGGAAAATCTTCGCAAGGATATTGTTACCTATTCGGATAGACTTGGCTTAAATCCAAAGGCTGTCGGAATCGAACCACCTAAACCAAAGGATGCTGGAGGTCTGGAAGGCATGATTGCTAATCTGCTATGATGATCAAAAACAATTCACCCAACTTCAAAATAGCGGTGGACTATGCAACTGATGTAGTCTCTGGCAAGATAATTGCTGGCAAGAGGAGAATAAAGGCTTGCCAGAGGTTTCTCGATGACCTTGCAAGCGACAAGTTTGATTTTAGAAATGAGCAGTTTGATTTTGCAGTAAAATTCATTCAGGGTTTGGTCGTACACAGGAAAGGCGAATCCTTGGAGGGTATGCCCTTAACAAATGCCCCTTTCATTTTGCAACCTTGGCAGATTTTCTGTATCGTCAATCTCTTTGGTTTTTATCGTAAAAATACAACAATAAGGCGTTTCACTGAAGCGCTTTTTATGTTGCCACGGAAAAACGGTAAAACACCATTTGCCTCTGCCCTGGCTTTGACAGCTGCTATCTTAGATAACCAAAGTGGCTCAAATGTGTATATCCTAGCCAACTCTCTCAAACAAACACGAGAGAGTTTTGACTTTTTAACGCATACAGTCAAGTACTGGAAAGATAAGTCCATCAAAATCAAGGATAACAACAATGAGCATGTAATCCGTAAGGAGTTTTCCAAAGGCTCTTTCACCATCAATGCTCTTGCTGCTGAAGAAGACAATCTGGACTCATTCAACGGGAACATCATCATCCTAGATGAGATCCACGGGATGAAGTCATCCAAGAAGTACACGCTGATGAAAAATGCCCAGCGAGCTTATCGGAATAAGTTGCTTATGGCCATCACGACTGCAGGGGACAAGCCAAACGGTTTCTTAGCCCAGCGGTTGAAGTACTGCGACAAGGTTCTTGATGGAACTGTGGAAGATGACAGTTATTTCTTGTTTATCTGTGATGCGGATACCGATAAAGATGGGAAAATAGTCGATTTCACTAACCCAATCTACATCCAGCAAGCCAATCCGTCACTTGGTGTGACGGTCGAGCTCAAGGAACTTGTCCACGATGCAGAGGTCGCATTGGCTGATCCACAGACACGGAATGAATTCTTTAACAAGACCCTCAATGTCTTCACTAACTCAATGACGGCATATTTCAATGTTCAGGACTTTATCAACTCTGATTTGAATTATGACTGGACCTTGGAAGACTTGGTTAAGTTGCCTATCAAATGGTATGGTGGTGCAGACTTGTCCAAGCTTCATGATTTGACTGCTGCAGCTCTATACGGAACTTATGAAGATGTGGACATTGTTATCACTCATGCATTCTTCCCAATTACTGCTGCACATCAGAAGGCTAATGATGATGGTATTCCATTGTTTGGTTGGGAACAAGATGGATGGTTGACCATGTCAAACACTCCAACAGTTTCCTATGACGACATCGTGAATTGGTTTGTCAGTATGAGGGATATGGGTTTCAAGATCCAACGTGTGGGATTTGATAAGAAGTTCGGTCGTGAGTTCTTCTCAGGTATGAAAAAGGCCAAGTTCAAGATTGTGGATGCTCCACAGTATTTCTGGAAAAAGTCGGAAGGCTTCAGACGAATTGAAACCAAGTCACTCAACGGGAAATTTTACTATTGCCATTCTGACGCATATGAGTATTGTGTCGGAAATGTCCGTGGGATTGAAAAGGTCGATGACATGATCCAGTATGAAAAGGTCGAGAAGTCTATGCGTATTGACTTATTCGATGCGTCGGTGTTTGCTGCTTGTCAAATGCTAGAAGATAGCGAGAAATCAGGCAACGCTTCTGCTTGGTTGAACGGAGGAAGAAATTGAAAAAACGAAAGAAAAACAACACAAATCAAATTCGGTCTGAGCCATCATCTGCTATGCAAGTCTTTGTGTCAGAGGATTTTTTCAAAAAATCCATGTCACAGGGTTATATTCGGCTTGCTGATTGTCCAGAAGTTCGGACGGCGGTTGATAGGATTGCTGACATGGTTTCGTCCATGACCATCCACTTGATGGAGAACACAGAAAAAGGCGACATTCGGCTCAAGAATGAGCTATCTCGCAAGATTGATGTCAATCCTTACAAGTGGATGAGCCGTAAGAAGTGGGTAGCCAACATTGTCAGGTCAATGCTTTTGGAAGGCGATGGGAATAGCGTTGTCTATCCAATCATTGACAAAGATGGCTTGATTGCTGACTTGAAACCATTGCCACCATCAAAAATACGATTTGACGGGACCAGCTTTGACTATCAAGTTGTCTATGATTACCAAGAAGTGTATGGACCTGACGAAGTGCTACACTTTGCCATGAATGTCCACCCTGAAAAGCCTTGGCTTGGGCAAGGGTATAGGGTTGTCATGGCTGACCTGCTGAAAAATCTCAAGCAGGCTTCGGATACAAAAAATGAATTTATGTCTGGGAAGTATATGCCATCTCTGATTGTCAAGACGGATGCCAATACGGCAGAGCTTGCTTCGGAAGAAGGTCGTGACAAGGTATTTGACATGTACCTAAAAAACTCTACGGCTGGCAAGCCATGGATTATTCCTGCTGAGATGATAGATGTCCAGCAAATCAAACCACTTAGTCTGAATGACATTGCCATCAAGGACAGTGTGGAAGTAGATAAGACAACCATTGCCAATATCTTACAAGTACCAGCCTTTTTTGTCGGTGTCGGTAAATTCGATAAAGCTGAGTTTGATAACTTTGTCACCACTCGCATACGCTCCATCGCTGAGATTATTCAACAGGAACTGACAGCCAAGCTGCTACTTTCTCCACATCACTATTTTATTTTGAACTGGAGAAGTCTACTGACTTACGACCTCAAGGCTTTGTCGGAAATTGGCTCAAATCTCTATATTCGTGGATTGATGGAAGGGAATGAAGTCCGTAATTGGATAAACTTGCCACCAAAAGAAGGGTTGGACCAGCTTGTCATTTTGGAAAACTTTATTCCAGCGGACAAGATTGGCGATCAGAAAAAACTAGAGAAAGGAGAAATAAGTGGAGAGAACAACCTATCTGACTCGTAGCTTTAAATCTGAACTTGCTGTTCGTGAACAACAAGAAGGCCAACAAGAGAAAGTAATTGAAGGTTATTTTGCAGTCTATGGCTCTGAAACAGAATTGTGGCCAGGTGCTTTTGAAGAAATCAAAAGTGGCGCATTTGATGATACTCTCGAGAATGATATTCGAGCGCTTATCAATCACAATACAGAGCTTGTACTTGGTCGTAATAAGGCTGGTACATTGACTTTGGAAGCTGATGACAAGGGACTATGGGCCCGTATTGTTATCAACGAACAAGATACTGATGCACTTAATCTGTATGCTCGTGTTCAACGTGGAGATGTGGATCAATGTTCATTTGGTTTTAACATCATCGAAGAATCAACAGAATTCCGTGAAGATGGAACAATCAAGTGGACAATTGAGAAGATTGACCTACATGAAGTATCTATCGTAACTTTCCCAGCATATGAAGCTACTAGTGTTCAAGCTCGGAAACGAGATTTTGAAAATCTACAAAATCGGACCTTGGAAGTCCGAAAAAAACAATTAAAGGAGAAATTAACCCATGCTAAAACAACTCATGCTCCGTCGCAAAATTAAGGTCTTGAAAGAAAGCTTGTCTGAGCTGAACGACGGTAATAACTTTGATGAACGCAGTGCTCAGCTTGAAGTAGCCATCGAAGAAGCACGGTCTGACGAAGAAATCAAGGCTGTCGAAGAAGAAATCGACACTTTGACAAAGGAACAAGCTGAATATCAAGACAAAGTCGATGCTATCCAATCCGAAATTGACGAACTTGAAGAAGAATTGGCTGCATTGGAAGGCAAGGAGCCTAAAGATGAACCCAAAGAAGAACCTGCTGCTGAACCTGAAAACCGAAACAAACAAAAAGGAGAACTCTCAACTATGACACGAAACAAATATTTTGGTGGATTGACTCGCGCTGCTATGGCTGAATTGGTAGAACGCAGCGAAGTCAAGTCATTCCTAGAAAACACACGCAGCCTTATCCAAGAAAAACGTGCTGTCAATGGTTCAGAATTGACCATTCCAGAAGTGTTCTTGGAGTTGCTTCGCAACAACATGGACCAATATTCAAAACTGATCACTAAAGTTTGGCTCAAACCTGTGAAGGGCGAAGCTCGTCAGAACATCGCTGGTACAATACCAGAAGGTATCTGGACGGAGATGATTGGAAAACTCAATGAAGTTGATTTCAAATTCAATCAAGTCGAAGTTGACGGCTACAAGGTTGGTGGCTTTACAGCTGTCCCTAATTCCATCTTGAAGGACTCAGACCTCAACCTTGCTAACGAAATTCTTTTGGGTCTCGCTCAAGCCATTGGTCTTGCTATTGATAAGGCTATCCTTTACGGTAAAGGGACTAAGATGCCTGTTGGTATTGTGACTCGCTTGGCAGAAACCCAGAAACCTAGCTACTGGGGTAAGAATGAGCCAGACTGGACTGACCTACATTCTACTCACTTGTTAGTAGTACCTACTAAAATCACTGATCCTATCAAATATTATCAGGAATTGGCTACTAAGCTAAATGTCATTGATGCCGACTACTCAGACGGCAATGTCTTCTGGGCTATGTCTCGCAAAACACATCAAGACTTGAAAATTAAGTTGATGAGTTTCAACTCGGCTGCAGCAATCGCGTCAGGTCTTGACAATACATTGCCTGTCATTGGCGGTGATGTTGAAGAACTAAACTTCATCCCAGATGGACATATTATCGGTGGCTTTGGCTCTCTTTACATTTTAGCAGAACGTGAGGGAGCAACCATGGCCCAATCTGAACATGCTCAATTCATCGAGGACAATACTGTCTTCAAGGGCATTGCACGTTATGACGGGCGTCCAATCTTTGGTGAGGCTTTCGTGGCAGTCAATGCATCAGGTAAAGATGGAGCAGTTGCTCCAGCACCAACAGATGTGACATTCGCTGCAGACAAGGCTAACACACCAGGTTAGGAGGTAAACCATGAATTCAGTTGATGTAAGAGTTAAAGCACTCGTAACTTTTTCCGATAGCCAATCTCCGATTGGCGTTCGGAGAAAAGATGAGGAGTTTGTGACGGCAAAAGACCGAGTAGACTATCTGAACGGTTTGAATGAAGAACCGCTTGTAGCTGTTTTGGAGGAAATAAAAATACTGCACTCCGAATCAGTAAGTGAAAGTGTTTCTGAATCTGTGTCCGAGTTAGCAAGCGAGCTGTCCTCAGAAACCACTACAACTTGAAAATATTCTAAAGAAAGCGAGTAAGCCATGGAAGATTCAGATGTCTTGAAATTGGTTAAAATGAAAGAAGGTATCAAGTCCGACAAACGCGACGAATATCTAATAAAGCTTATCAAAAGCTCTATTGATGAGTTAGAACAAGTCAAGGGCATTGCCATTGACCTGAATCTACATCACCATGTTACCTTCGTTGCCGATTGGACATACTACCAGTACATCAACAAAGACCAGCCAACCATGCCACGCTATCTACAGCAGAAACTGCACGACTATCAAATCACATATAGGAAGCAGGCAGAGTCATGAGATGGAATGAAGATTGCACCCTAATTTCGCTTTCTGAAGAGCCGACATTGGATGAGTTGCTACAACCAACCTACAAAGAGGTAGGTGTTGAGGTATCATGCAATAAGCGGTCTCTCACACGGTCAGAGTATTATTTTGCATCACAAGCCAACATGAATCCTTCCATGGTACTTGAGGTCCACGATTTTGAGTATGACAATCAGGTGTATGTGGATTTTGAAGGAGTGAGATACGAGGTCATCAAGACATTTGAAAATGGGGATATCATCGAATTGACTTGTGAGGTAGTAAAAAATGGCACTGGATCTAACTAGCGAAATCATGTCTGCACTGGAAGAGTGGTCGGAAGAAGTTGAGCAAGAAGTTGATGAAGCTGCTAGCGATGTTGTCGATAAAGCTGTAGCCAAGTTAAGGGTCAGCAGCCCAAAGATGACAGGAAACTATAGAAAGAAATGGGCCAAGAAACGATTAAAGAACGGAACTTATGTGGCATATGTCAGAGGACCTGACTATCGCCTAACCCATTTACTTGAAAATGGGCATGTCAACCGTGATGGTGGACGAACGAGCCCGCAGGTCCATATCGCACCAGTGGAAGAAGAAGCTATTGCCGAATTTGAAGAACTCATCAGGAGAATTGGCCAATGAAACTATCAGAATTTGCAGCTGTCATGAATGAATTGGGAATACCGTGCCGTTACCGTCAATTCAAAAAGGGGGAAAAACCAAAACCACCTTATGCTATCTATTATCAGGATGGTGAGGATAACCTCAATGCTGATAATGAAGCGTACCATACTATCAAATCAGTTACGGTAGAACTGATTATAGATAAGAAAAATGAATCACTGGAAGATAAACTAAAGAGCCTGTTTAATCAAAACAAGCTCTTTTTCGAGTTTTCCGATGAGATGTATATAGAGTCAGAAGGGCTCTATCAGGTCATTTATGATGTCAGTCTAATTTAAGAAGGAGAAGAACATGACGAAAAAACCAGAAAACAAAATTGAATTTGGCTTGGAGAAAGTCCATATTGCCAAAATTACCTCAGAGGATGCCCTAGGCAATTTGACTTACGACACTCCACAAGCACTACCTGGGGCCGTCGAGTTGACAATTGAGCCACAAGGAGAAACGATTGATTTCCAAGCAGACAACGTGACCTACTATGGCGGTTCAACCAACAAGGGCTACACAGGTACATTGACAATTGCTCGCTTGACCGAGTATTTCCAAACTGAAATTTTAGGAGAGAAGCTAGCCTCAGACGGAACACAGTCTGAGTTTGCTGATGCGGAGAAAGCAGCCTTTGCGATGATGTTCCAAATTGAGGGGGATAAGAATGCTACTCGTCACGTAATGTACAAGTGTACAGTTACTCGACCAAAGCAGGGTTCAAAAACTAAGTCAGGAGACCCGAACACTACGGAACTTTCCTTTACATCAGTCCCACGATCATCTGATAAAGCTGTTAAGACTCGGACAACAGCAAACACAACCAAAGAAGTTTACGACGGCTGGTTTACAAATGTCTATAAACCTGCAGACGGCGTGACATTTGGAGCGACAGAAGGGGTAGGCGGCTAATGGAACGACTTTATCAAATTGGGGACCAAGAATTTCGGTTGGTGACTAATGGCTATACACCAATTGCTTACAAAAATCAATTTGGTCGTGACTATTTCCAGGATATGATGAACATGTTCCAAGGCGACGCCCTATTGAAAATGGTAGCCTTATCGCAGGAACAGAAAGAAGTAGATGTCAGTCAACTAGATATGTCCATGTTGAAAGATTTCGATATGACTTTCTTTAACCGACTGTTTTGGACTTTTGTGAAATCAGGAGACCCTACGATCAAGCCTTACGACAATTTTTACATGGATTTGGAATATTTCCCTGTCCAAGACGTCGCTCCTGTCTTAATGGAAATGCTGGAGGCAAACATAGCCACAAAAAAGCCTTCGATGACAGCGAATCTGCAAGTGATGAACTTTTTACAGTAGAGTCCTATTTATCCTGCTGTAAAGAAGTCGGTCTGTCAGTAGAGGAGCTACAACACATCACACTTGGCATGGCCCTTGACTACCAAACAGACTATGTCAATCTTCGTGATCCAGACAAACAGACTGAAGTTAAGACAAGAAGAGCTACACAAGACGATATTGATAATTTCTAAAGTGCTTTGAGAGAATTTCTACGATGAATACCTTGTTAACTCAAGGAAAACGTTGCTAGAATCGCTCTCTCAGCACTTTTATTTTTAAAGAAAGGAGGACACATGGCAGGAAAAATTAAGGGTATCAATATTGAAATTGGTGGCGACACAACCGGCTTAGATAAGGCCTTAAAAAATGTCAATAAGTCTGCCTCTGATGCCAGCAAGGAAATCAAAGAAATTGATAAAGCCTTGAAATTTGACCCTGGCAACGTTGTCTTGCTTAGCCAGAAACAGGAACTCTTAGCAAAACAGGTTTCCAACGCTAAAGAGAAACTCGAAACTTTGAAGACTGCAGAGGAGCAGGTCCAGAAGCAATTTGCAGAAGGAAAGATTGGTGAAGAGCAGTATCGAGCTTTTCAACGTGAAGTTGAAACTACTAAGAATGTCCTGAAAGGTTACGAAGGCAAACTAGCAAACGTCAACCAAGCACTAGCTGAGAATGGTAATGCTACCCAAAGCAATAAAAGTCAGCTTCAAAACCTACAGACAGAGCAGATTCGCCTTGCAAGTGAATCTGAAAAAGTTGTAAGTTCATTCAAACTACAAGAAAGCCAGTTAGGGGCCAATGCTAGCGAATCTAAAAAACTAGCTCTGGCACAAGAAAAAGTCGGTGCTCAATCCTCTGTCGTTGCTAAACAGATTGAAAATCTGGAAAAGCAGTTAGAGTTAACCAAACAAGAATATGGCGAAAATTCAGTCGAAGCTAACAAAATGGAAGCACAATTGAACCAAGCTAAAACAGCGTATTCAAACCTTTCTCAAGAAATGAAAAATTTGGGTGGCGCTGGCAAACAAGCAGCTGGAACCCTGACTGAAACGAACAATCTTCTAAAAGCTGAACTACTTAATCAATTCTCTGAAAAGCTAGCTGATATCAGTCAGAAACTTGTGGATTTTGGGAAGAATGCACTAGAAGCCTTCAGGCAAGTTGACGAAGGCATGGACACCATCGTTACTAAAACTGGTGCCACTGGTGATAGTTTGAAAGAGATGCAAGATATCGCTTCAAGCATCGCAACAACTATCCCAACTGACTTCAGCAAAGCTGGTGAAGCTGTCGGAGAGGTCAACACACAGTTTGGTTTAACTGGAGATGCCCTCAAAGATGTATCCGTAGAAATGATAAAGTTTGCTGAAATCAACGGTACAGACATTACCAATTCAACTATTTCAGCAAGTAAAGCCTTGGAAGCTTACGAGCTATCAACTAGTGATTTAGCGAAAGTCCTAGACTCTACAACCTACACAGCTCAATCGACTGGTGTATCTGTTGATGACTTGATGAAGAAAGCTATTGAAGGCGCACCACAGATTAAAATGCTAGGCCTTTCTTTTGAAGAAGGTGTAGCACTACTTGGGCAATTTGAAACAAGTGGTGTAGATGCTTCAGGTGCTTTGTCAGGTTTAACAAAAGCAGCAGGAACTTATGCTAAAGAAGGTAAAACTTTGAAAGAAGGTCTTATCGAAACAATTGATAAGATAAAAAACACTACTAGCGAAACTGAAGCAATGGGACTAGCAATGGAAATATTTGGTGCTAAGAAAGCACCTCAAATGATTGACGCAATCAAGCGTGGTTCTTTTGACTTCCAGAATTTCGCAGAATCTGCTGAATATTCAGTAGGAGCAGTTTCTAAGACATTTGAAGCTACTCTGGATCCAATTGATAAGTTTAAGACAGCGCAAAACTCAGTAACATTAGCTATGTCTGAAGTAGGTGCTGCAATTGCAGAAGTCTTAGCTCCTGTTTTTGAAATGTTAGGAAATATCGTCAAGGGGCTTGCTGAATGGTTTAGCAGTTTACCTGGACCGATTAAAGAGTTTGTAGTAGTTATGGGTACTGTCGTGGCTATTGTAGGTGTAATTGTCCCTATATTTTTAACACTACAAGCGGCTGCAACTGCTTTGGAAATTTCGATTGGTGCAATGATTACAGCTGCTCTCCCAATTATTGGAACAGCTTTAGCAATTGCTGCTGCGGTTACAGGAGTAATAATCGTTTTAAAATATCTCTGGGAAACTAACGAAGGTTTTCGAGATGTGGTCACGACCGTTTGGAATGCGATTCTTGAGGTTATCAATGCAGTCGTATCAGAGATTTCTAATTTTGTCATGAGTATCTTTGGAACGGTTGTTTCTTGGTGGATGGAGAACCAGGAACTTATTCGAGCAAGTGCTGAGACTGTCTGGAATGCCATCATGTCTGTCATTAACACAGTCATGACAGCCCTACAGCCACTCATTCAAGCCGCTTGGTCCAATATCCAACTAGTCATCGAGACAGTCTGGACAGTCATCAAAACAGTAGTAGAGACCGCTGTAAATACCATACTTGGAATTGTCAAAGCCGTTATGCAAGCCATCAACGGAGACTGGTCTGGGGCTTGGGAAACCATGAGAGGCGTTGTCGATGGAATTATTAACGCAATCAAGTCCATCATTGAGACAGTTCTCACAGCTATTCAGCAATTCATTCAAACGACTTGGCAAGCGATTGTGACTTACATCCAATTCGTACTTAACATGATCTTCAACATTGTGTCTACAATTTGGAATAGCATATTGTCATTTATCGGCAACATAGTAACCTCGATTTCAAATACGATTTCAAATGTATTTAACGGGATATCCAGCACGATCAGCGGCGTAATGTCAGGTATTTTCAATACTGTGAGTAGCATCTGGAACAGTATTCGAGATACAATCACTAACACCATTAATGGTGCCAAGGATGCTGTGTCTAACGCTATCAATGCGATTAAAGGTTTCTTCAACTTTGAATGGTCGCTCCCTAGACCGAAATTACCACGCTTCAACATTAGCGGCGGTGAAGCTCCGTGGGGGTTCGGTGGCAAGGGGTCCTTGCCGTCTATTGATATTACATGGTTTGCGAAAGGTGGTATTTTGACCAAGCCCACTATTTTCGGCATGAATAGTAATGGTTTGATGGGTGGCGGTGAGGCTGGTAAAGAAGCTGTTCTACCACTGAACGAAAGTACACTTGGCATGGTTGCTGACCATATCATGTCTACTGTCAAAGATAAGATTGTTGTGAATGTGGAACAACCAAAGCCACAACCAATTATTTTAAATATCGACGGTAAAACATTCGCTCAATTGATTGTAGGGCATGTTTCAGATGCACAAGCACAACGTATTCAAATCATCGAAGGAGGTGGGACAGTTGGCTAAACACTATGGTATTCGATATAACGGCAGGCATTCGTTTGAAGATGAAGGCCTGCTTTTGCTGAACGAGCGGTCAATTAGCATTCCCAACAAGAAGAAGGTATTGGTGCCAATTCCATTCTCCAATGAAAAATATGATTTTTCAACAGTCTATGGTGGCCAGCTCTATGAACAGAGAACCTTGACCTATCAAATCAAAATCAAGAATACAATTTATGGTACGAAGGAATCCATGAATATGGCTAAAACCAATGCAATTAATTGGTTGATGGGAACAACAGGCCTATCACCTCTCTATGATGATGCGCTACCTGGATACTACTTCTTGGCCGAGGTTCAAGGAGATAGTGCTTTTGAGGAAGATTGGGCTCATGGTGTGCTTAAAATCACATTCACAGCCTATCCCTTTATGATTTCCGAAAGAGCAGAAGGTATCGACATCTGGGATGATTTTAATTTTGAGCTCGATGCATTTCAGGATATCGCTTTTGAAGTCAAAGGCTCACTTGATATTCTATTGGTCAACACAGGCATCAGCTTAGCACGGCCAGAGATTACGTCAACTAGTAACATGACATTGACTATGCGGAACCAACAGTTCAGCATAGTCAATGGCAGTCGTGTGTATGATTTTTTCACACTCGAAAAAGAAAATAAAATCCACATTAAAGGCAACGGCAGAATTTCTTTTAAGTGGTACAAGGAGCTGATTTGATGTATGCAGTTAGCTTGATAAACGGTGCCAATGTGACACCAATACACGATTCAATGATCGGCGGGAATAAGCTCTTGTCGGCCATTATTAAGTTTGAAATCAATAAGATCGCCCAGTTTGATTTCCAGTTTTTGCCAAATAACGCTGGCTACAAGGCTCTTATCAAACCTTTGCAGACCATGGTCCAAGTAGTTAATATGCGGACAGGTAGAGAAGTATTTTTCGGTCGTATCGCACCGATTACAAACGATATGGCCGAGAGTGGAGTATTTACATTTGCATACAATGCCAAATCTGAGCTTGACTTCCTAAATGATAGCAAACAACGGCAACAGATTTACCGTGGGAAGAAATCTGATTTTGTAAAGCAGGTATTAAAATTCCACAACGAAAACCTTGAATCTTACAAAGAATTTCTTCCGGGAGATCTGACGGATTTGATCGCGACAGGCGACCACATGGAAGCAGATGTCGACCCTGCGAAATCAACCTTTGCCACATTGACAGACCTTATTCTAAACGAGTACGGACTGGAGCTACAGATTCGCAAAGAAAACGGCAAGAGGTATCTTGACTTTAAGAGACAGATTGGTGTCGATAGCGACACGGAAATCAAGCTCTCTGTCAACTTGTTGTCGCTCAAGCAACATATCAACCCAGAGGGCATCGTATCTCGCTTACTGGTTTATGGCAAGAAAAATAGTGAGACAAATCAGCGTGTAAATATTGCATCTGTCAATAATGGCAAGGACTACATCGATAGACCGGACTTGATTGCGGAATACGGCATTAAGATGGAAACTGCCACGTTTGATAATATAGAAGACCCTACGGCCTTAAAACATGCAGGAGAGAGCCAGCTAGCTACTCAGAAGGCGGTAGCCTATCAATACTCGGTATCGGCAGTCAACTTGTCGCACATCAACCCAAATTTTGATGAGTTTGAGGAAGGTAACACATATATGGTTATCAATCCAGTTATGTTTATTGACGAGCGATTGAGAGTTGTTGCACGTCAGATTGACCTAGTGAGCGTTGAGCGATCGAATTTGACGATTGGCGACAAGTTTAAGTCTGCTGAAGAGTGGCAATTGGACAATGTCCGAAGAAGGACCAAGCAACTAGTCACGACTAGGCAGCTAAAAGAGCAACAGAGACAATTGGATGCAGTGAAAAATATTGCAAACACGACAGCTGATGCACTTGAAACTGTCAATAATACCGTGAACGAACAGTCTAGCCAACTCTTATCTACTCAAGATAAGAAAAAACTGGATTATTTGCTAATTTCAAAGAAAGTTGACTTAGATGATCTATTGAAACGAATTGAAAATCTGGAAAGGAAAGTTTAAATGGGAATTGATCAATATTTAAAAGTTATCAAGGAAGGAGTTTTTGGTCGCGATGTTCGACAAGCTATTCATGACGGTATAGAACGAGTCTATGAAGATGCAACATTTGATGGCAACACAAATATGGAAGTGGCCAAAGCTAGAGGTGCGTTTGATTTCTTGTACGCCCGTTTAGCAAATATAGATGCGCAATTAGATGGTAAAGCTGATGCTGGGAAGATTGCAACGCAATTGCAGAACATGGCTTCAGCAAGTCCGAAAGGTACATATTCTGATTTAGCGAGCTTGAAACAGGCTAAACCTAGCGGAGACACAGGAACTTACATCACAACCAATAACAAGAATTGGAATTATTGGAACGGCTCGGACTGGGTCCCTGGAGGGGTATATCAAGCCTCAGCGGTCAGCCCTTATGACACATTTGCTTTTATCGCAGGAGATAAACCAGTGAATTTCAACAACACTAACAAGACCATTGAAATTACTGGCAATAATACCTACCTCTTGCAAGGTAAAGTAAATGCAATTACTAAAGAGGTTATCGCCTATCCAACATCATCATCTTGGGTTGTCATTGACACTATAACTAAAAAGATGAAAACCGCCTTCAATCCAGCGGCCACTGACATCATTGTTGGTGCTGTATTTAATCCTCAACATACAAGACCTCAGATTACATTTAATGGGTATTTCACAATAGATAATACCACACCGGTAAGCCCTGATGAAGTTGCGACATACTCAGATAATATTATCTATGCACCGCAAGGGAATATTGTATATGAACGTACTACTAAAAAGCTAAAAATTCCAAGAGTTAATGTTAAGGTTGGGAAACAGGATAACTGGATTGATGCAAATGAGGTAACATTAAATGGCTCCGCAGGTTTTATCGTTTGGGACAAAGCTCAAAAAAGAATTGTGTCAGGTGATGTGGTTAATACAAACAACGTTTTGCTTGGCTATTATGATAATACTACTAGTCGTGTGTTTCTTAATAGTTTTTCGATAGCTACTAAGACTAAAAAAATTGCTTGTCTTGGCGACTCTATAACCGAAGGAGTGAATGCTAATGGCTGGCAATGGCATCGTTATATTGATCAGTGGGCTAAAAATAATGGAATTGAAACAACTGTTATCAATCTTGGAATTGGTGGAACATCAGTATGTACATCTAGCTATGTGACAGATACTCTCAAACCATTTGTTAACAGACTTGAAACTATTCCAATTGACGCCGATATTGTTACTATTTTCGGTGGCACGAATGATTGGGGGAATAATGCCACGCTCGGAACCATTGACGATACAGGGACCAGTACATTTTATGGAGCTTACAAACACATTTTGGAATGGCTGGCAATTAATCGCCCGAATGCTAAGGTAATCACTATGACACCTTTGAAACGCTATTATAGAGGTGGCGGTACGACATGGGTGAATGCTCAGACTACTCAAAATAGCAAAGGTCAATTATTGCAAGATTATGTTAAAGCAGTTAAAGATGTATCAGATCTGTATGCTGTTCCGTGTGTTGATTTACACAACGATTCGGGACTGAATCCTGTTATCGAATCCGTGCGAAATCGTTTCATGGGGGACGGATTACATCCGACCGCAGAAGGGAATAAGAGGATGTATCCGATTATTTTGGATAAAATGCGTCCTCTACTAGAATATGACTAAGGAGGTATAACTATTGCCGATTGAAGAAGCTGAAAAAATCGCTCAAAGTCAGGTAGCTTGGGCGATTTTGTTTATCTTACTTTTCTTTATTATCATTCGATATCTCATCAAGACTTCGGACAAGCGAGAGAAGAAGATTATGGATTTGCATGAGCAATCAAAGGCTGACTCTAACAGACGAGAAGAACGGTTGATGACTCACTTGGAGAAAACAACAACAGAATTAACCACAATCACTCACACGGTCGGAGACATTCAAAAAGAAATGGTCCGCATGAACGACCGCATGGAAGAAATCGAAAAAGGAGAATAACACATGCAACAAATTACTGAAATCATTACTAACGGAGCAATCAGCATCCTTGTTATTTTGGCTGGTATCGCGGTCAAAGCGGTCAAGGACTACCTTGTCCAAAAAGGCGGCGAAAAGACCGTCAAAATCGTTGAAATCTTGGCCAAAAATGCGGTCAATGCGGTTGAGCAGGTAGCAAGTGAGACTGGATTCAAAGGTGAGGAGAAGCTGGAGCAAGCCCGCACGAAAATCCGTGCAGAGCTTAACAAATACAATATCAGCATGACTAATAAGGATCTCGACACATTTGTCGAGTCAGCGGTCAAGCAGATGAATGATGCATGGAAAGGAGAATAAACAAATGAAAAAAAACGACTTATTCATCGACGTATCCAGCCACAATGGATACGATATCACAGGTATTTTGGAGGATATGGGTACACAGAATACTATTATCAAAGTTTCTGAAAGTACAAGTTATACTAACCCGTGTTTGTCTTCTCAAGTGGAGCAGTCAAATCCTATCGGGTTCTATCATTTTGCATGGTTTGGCGGTGACATAGAAGAAGCTGAGCGAGAGGCACGCTACTTCCTTGATAATGTACCTCAAAAAGTAAAATACTTGTGTCTTGATTACGAAGATCACGCTAGCGGAGATAAACAGGCAAATACAGATGCATGTATTCGCTTTATGGAAATCCTCAAAGAAAATGGCTATGAGCCAATCTATTACAGCTACAAGCCATTCACGCTCAATAATATCTATTATGAGCAGATTCTTACGAAATTTCCAACTAGCCTTTGGATTGCAGGCTATGGTTTGAATGATGGTACAGCTGACTTTGAATATTTCCCATCTATGGACGGGATCCGCTGGTGGCAATATTCTTCAAATCCTTACGACAAGAACATTGTTTTACTAGATGATGAAGAAGCTAAGCCCAAAGCACAAGCTGTACAAGACAGAGTGAATAGTCTTCTAAATGGTGGAAACGCTAATTCAGACCTTGATACCGTAGCAAATGAAGTGCTACAAGGCTTGTGGGGGAACGGTCAAGAAAGATATGATAATTTATCGAGCGCTGGTTACGACGCACAAGCTGTACAAGACAGAGTGAATAGTCTTCTAAATGGTGGAAACGCTAATTCAGACCTTGATACCGTAGCAAATGAAGTGCTACAAGGCTTGTGGGGGAACGGTCAAGAAAGATATGATAATTTATCGAGCGCTGGTTACGACGCACAAGTTGTACAAGACAGAGTGAATAGTCTTTTAAATGGTGGAAACGCTAATTCAGACCTTGATACCGTAGCAAACGAAGTGCTACAAGGTTTGTGGGGGAACGGTCAAGAAAGATATGATAGTTTATCGAGCGCTGGTTACGACGCACAAGCGGTTCAAAATCGAGTTAATGAATTGCTTTCTTAACGAACTCACTAAAAAACCTGTATAAAATCAAAATATAGTACACAGACCTCAGGCTCAGGCTTGCGGTTTTTTTGTTTGCTCAAAATAGAAAAAAACAGTGATGGTACTCACTGTTTTTCTTGTAGTGTATGGGCGTAAGAAGTCATGCTGATAGCGTGTTTTAAACGCATGTTCATAATATCTGATACACCGTTTTTATACTTATCTACTGCCTGAATAGATACGCCACAGTTTTTGCTGATAGCATAGGCTGTGGCGTTGTCTAAAAGCCA